CTATACTATTATTTATGGATACTTTAATTTATATACTTATTTCAGGAATGGCAGTAGCCTATCTTGTTGAATTAATCACGGCACTTACAGATCGGTTTATTTCGTCTTGGATTTTAAAAGCGATTTTGCCTTTTCCACTTAGTGTGCTAAGCTTATACGTTCTAGGTATATTTGGATTACCAATAATAATTTATGGGTTAGCAGCGTCATGCATAGCCCTTGTTGTGGTATTCTTTGTAAACCGCCCAGTAACAAATCAGGTGATACCTGTACGTCGCTAAAATATGGAGCATAATGAACAAGGAAGAGCAATTCCGTCGTCTGTCTTTAGGACCTTCGGAACTTAAAGTACTATTAACCCTAGAATACTTTGCAGACAGCAAAGGGGTCGCTGACCCTACAATGAACATCTTAGAAGAAGTTACCGGCTATAGCCGTATGCAGATATCACGCTCGGTCAAAACTTTGATCAAAGAAAACTACATTGAAGTTAAGCGCTTAAAGCGTCTTGATGGTTTTAACCATCGTAATGTATACCAACTGCTTAGTAACACTAATGTTACAGTCACTTCCGCGTCGCAGAGCCATAGTAACGCCGATGTTACATCAATTACTAATAAAGCTTTAGTTATTAAGATAGATAAAGCATTAGATACTACGTATCTAATGGGAGAAGAGGAAAAAGTGGTTAATCGTTGGAAAGACGACGATGATGATCTTGCAGGTGTGGGATTGATCGAAGAACCTAAGACCGTACAAACCAAGAAAGCTTCTAAGCGCGAGCCTAAAACTAGGCACAGTCGTCCTATCGAAGAGTGGACTCCAGCCGATATGGCTACAGAGTTTTCGTACAGGGTCTACCAAGCACTGCCTGGCATACCTGGCGTAGTCAACACCCGTAACCTGTGGGGTGCGCTAGCTAAAAATCGTAAGCAGTTTGGCGTAACTGCCGTGCTTGAGTACGAAGTTCTAGAGAAATACTTCGCTGATAATCGCAACCTGACCTCGTTAAAACAGGCTCCAGCCTACGCACACGCTAAGTTTTTAACTTTTTTAACAAACAACATTCAGGCAGTAGCCTCAGACCTTGGTGTTGAAGATCTGCCAGAAGACATTCCGGTAATTGAGCCAAGGAACAACTACGTTTACGCAACCGATGGTCGCAGGTTTGACAATTCAATGCCCGGTAGGTTAGCATTAAAGCAATACGAAAAAAGGAAGGAACAAGCAAATGACGTATGATGTGTCTAAACTAAGTGGAGATAAGCGCCACACAATCGCAGTAAACTCAAACATTCCTCGTAGGTTTATAGGAATGGAACCAAATGATATCAAAGATATGATGGGAGCTTTTTCAAATGAAATTGAAGATTGGATTACTAATGTTCTTGAAGGCAATGTTATTAAACAACTTGGCGGTATCGGAGTTACTGGCGTTGGGCTGTTATTTGACGGTGGTCCTGGTCTAGGTAAAACTACTCACGCAGTAGTTACACTTATGGAATTGATCCGTAGGCTACCTGAAGATCCTAAGCAGGTTTCTCGCATATTTGGAACTGGTAACACCGAGGTTGGGCGTAGCTTTAGGTCTATATATTATTTGACTTTTCCTGAGTTTGTTGTTAGGAAGAAAGCCGTGATGGAAGCTGACAACGAAACTAAGCGTGAACTGTATGAAGAGATGCAGGGCTTTCACGGTCGCGCAAAAGATGACAACTTAAACGTACGCATCCTAGTTCTAGATGATCTTGGAAAAGAGTATGGATCTAAGTATGTAGACGCTTCCTTTGACGAGATCCTTCGTGCTCGTTATGACAAGGGGCTACCTACAATCATTACTACAAACGTGCTACGTGAAAAGTGGGCTGCTCAGTATGGCGAAGCAATGGGTTCATTTGCCTATGAAGCATTTACCCGCATTCAGCTAGGTGCTAAAGATCTTAGGAAGAACGGATAATGGATATTAAATGGAGGACTATCCAGTTTTTTATATCCCCTAATGGAGTGTGTGAAGTTCAATCAGACGACACCTCTACTAAAAAACTCCGTTGCACTTGCAGGGACTTTGCAATCTTAGCTCGTTGTAAGCACGTAAAATTTGTTAGGGACCGGATTGGTCAAACAGGGATTTTTACTGTAAAACTTGCTGAAGATACCGACGATGAAAACGTCGTAGCAGCAATGCACGACCCAGAAAAGTTTCGTAGGTTTTTAATACAACACGCAAAGATAGAGGTAATTGAATGAGGGGTGGCGATATTTCCAATGAAACTCCTCCAAAAATTATAGTTTTGGTTGATGTAGTAGCTACTCTAAAACAAGAAGAGTCAACTTCAAGGTCAGTATTATTTAAGAAAAAGTCTACAAAATCTAGTGTAGATATAAACCTAAAAGAAGTAGCACATCTATGGACCCTTGGAAACAAATACGGTCTTTCAATAGAGCTAGCGGGGTATGAAGACCAAGGATGGGCTTTAGAAGACCTTGAAAAAGTAATGGAAACTTTAGAACGTAAAGTCTCTAACCCGTTTAACTATGCAGAAGTCTACGCAGATGTAGACCAACTAGTTTCTTTGCTTCCATATAGGAGCAGTTTAAAAGGAGTCGTAGACATGCCGGGACGTGTTGCTAGGTATGGCTCTTATGGTGTAGAATTATCTAATCTTTAAGAAGGAATAAGAAATGGCATTTGATAACGAGTATCGTTTAGTAAGTAAAGTAATACGTGATCGTCAGATCATACCTGTAATTGAAAAGGGTATAAAAGATGATTGGATTGTAGATGACGATCTACGTCGCGTATGGAAATTTGTTCGTGAGCACTACGTAAAGTATAGGGAAGTACCTACAGCTACAACTGTACGGGACAACTTTCCTGCATTTAAAGTGCTTGATGTGCAAGACAGTATTGACTACCTCATTGACCAGATGATTTCTTTTCGTCGTCGCACCCTGACTAAAAATGGTATTGAGGACTCTCTTGCCAAGATGGTTGTAAATGACCACGAAGGTGCATTAAATGAAATGAGCAGGACAGTCGCTATTGTTAGTGAACAGGGTAACGTAGGTACCACTCACGTAGACTTAGCAAAAGATCCAGCTGCACGTTTTACAGAGTACGAGAATCTACAGAATTCTGTTTTACTTGGCATACCTACTGGTTTTGCAAAGATTGATGAAGCTACTGCTGGCTTACAAGGCGGTCAACTAATTACAGTTATTGCTCCGCCTAAAACAGGTAAGTCACAGATTGCTTTGCAGATGGCTGTTAATGTACACAAGGTTGGAAAAATCCCTATGTTCCAATCATTTGAGATGAATAACCATGAGCAGTCTCAGCGTCACGATGCTATTCGTGCTAATTTATCAGCAAAGAACTTACGTGTTGGTAAACTAAACACACAAGAAGAAGAACGCTACATCGATATGCTAGAAGAAATGAAGACATCACATCCCTTCCATCTGGTTGACGCAGTGAATGGTTTGACCATCGATACTCTTGTTGCCAAAGCTGAACAACTAAAGCCAGATATCCTATTTGTAGATGGTGTTTATCTTATGCTTGATCAGATTAGTGGCGACTCTAACACTCCACAGGCTTTAACAAACATTACTCGTGGACTTAAGCGTGTTGCACAGGTTCTTGATATCCCTGTAGTTATTACAACCCAGACTTTGCTTTGGAAAATGAAAGGTGGAAAAGTTTCTGCCGATTCTATTGGTTACTCATCCTCATTCTTCCAAGACTCTGATGTTATTCTAGGTCTTGATCAAATTGACAATGATGAAAAAAGGCGTACTCTACGTGTTGTTCAAGCACGTAACTGTGGTCCTTCAGACGCAACTATTACTTGGGACTGGGATACTGGTTGTTTTCACGATGAATCAAAAGACTCTAGTTGTGACTTCTGCTCACCTTGGAGTGCTGTTTAATGTTCAATGTTGAAGAGACTCTAAATGTCATAGGCATAGATTATACTGTGCGCAACGAAGAAGCCAACGCTTTATGCCCTATGCATGAGCGCATGACTGGTCGTCCAGATGGTAACCCTTCTTGGTGGATTAATTTAGAAACAGGTGCACACA